TGATGTTAAGGTAGGTAGAATTGGTGCTACTTGTAATGGTAGATTGTCAAACTTTGTTACTTGTTCATCTACAACTGATTGTGGTGGAACTATAATAGAAAGTATAGCTGCACCTAATGAAGCGTTAGTTTCGTCTGAATATGTAACTAGTCCTGGAAGTGATGGTAGTGATGTTTGTTCTTTAGTTGCAGATATACCAGTTTATTATGTAGGATCAATTGTAGGTAATAATGTTGATAGTGAGGGTGCTACATTATATACCAACAAAAGTTCAACGAATCATATATTTAACCCGTTCGGTGGAACAGGTAATTGGTATAAAATAATATTAACTGGATCTGATGGTAACCCTGCTGATTTTTATTGTAAGATATATGGAGAAGATATAGCTGGTGGATTTGCAGTTGATGTAACGCCTTGTAATCAAAGTGTAGAAACTGGACAAGAGGGTGAAACTACATCTCAAACAAATGCTAATGCTACTGTAACATTAAGTATGTCAACATCAGATGGTAATAATCAAGGTAAAGCATACGTAAGTCAAAGAACAGTATTAACAGCTTCGTCACAAAATATTACAAATCCATCTTATCAATGGAGTAAAGCTAATTCAGGTGGTTCTTTATCAAATATTAGTGGTGCTACAAGTCAACAATTAGTTATAAATGAATCAGGTGGTGGGGGTGAAACACAAACATCTACTGGAACTAAAATATATAATTGTAGTGTTAGTGGTACTAGTGCTTCAAGTAACTTACAAATAATATGGGAGAATAGAACATCATATTCTGCTAAATATAGTACGCAACCACCACCAAGTAAATCAGCTTGTAGTGGTACAGCTATTACTTTATATGCAGATAGAAATGGTGCAAATGAGTTTTGTTTAGCTACAGCTTTCTTTGAAGATGCAACTGGTCAAACTCCAGCTACAACTGGAAGAACTTACTCTAATAGTACAAATGGTCAAAATGGTAGCTTTAGACAAGTATCAGGAAGTGGATCAACTTACACTTTAGGTAGTTGTGCTAATAATGATTGTACTGATCCTGTTGATCCTACTACTGGAACAATACAAAAATTAGCATTAACAAGATGTCCTAATCAAACTAATGCTGGTATTACTGAATATTTTGTGTTTAAAGATTTTAGTTATGGTGTAGGTACAATTTTACACTTAAAGAATTTTGGTCAAAGTGGTGGTGAGGGTTGTTATACAATAGCAACTCAATATGCAGATAATTTTACTATGCCTAGTGGTACTTATATAGTAGAAAGTGCTGACAAACTAAATTACATAGAAACATTACAACCTTATGGTAGTTGTACAGAATGTATTAATGACGCACAAGTAACTGAACCTGATTTAATTGATCCAAATAAATATTATGGTGCTTATAGATTATGTGGAGTGCCTGAAGGAACTTTACAATATGTAGTGTCTGATTCTGAGTTGCCACCAGTTTATAGAATTGGTGCTAATACAAACACTTGTAGAAACTTAGCTATATCTGGTGATAGTGCTTATAATGAAAACGCTACTGTATTTGAAGATTTAGTTCCAACATCTTTTAATGATTGTGCAACTTGTTTAGCTGGTACAACACCATCTTCAACTGGTCTTACAAATAAAAGAGTATATCAATTGTGTACTGACAACTCAGTAACTTTAGTTGTAGGAACATCAAGTGCAACTTATACATTCCCTGATGTTATAAAATATCAAGAGTTAAGTTATTATAATCCACAATCATCTAGTGACGCAACTGTTATTAATGTAGAAGATTTGCTTACATATAGAGATTGTGACGCAGCAAACTATGTTCCACCAACTATAACACCTGATAGACCATCAAATATAAAAGTTATGAGAATATCATTAACTTCAGCACTTAATAGAACATCAGCTTGTAATACTTTATACACTTATGGTTTAAATGTTTATTATGTAGGAACTTTTGGAGATAATACATATTTGTATTCAGATCCTAGTTTAAGTACACTTTATGCACCAACAACAGAAACTGGTTTTAGAGTAAACGAAGATAGAAACGCATTTAAAATAGGGTTCACTGGTAACTCAGCAGGAGTTAGACCAGGAGCAGTATATAATTTTGGTTCTTGTTCTAACGTTGACATCTATTAATACTATTTTTGTTTTTTAGGTTATATTAAAAAAGATAAGATGGCTACATTAACAAGTTCTACATTAAAGTTATATTGTTGGACTGGTCAATTCGAAAGTGATAGACCAACCACAGCACAATATACAATTACAAAATCTAACCCTGATTCTAACAATACAGTAAGATTTGAAATATCTGAACTTGTACAAGATTTTATTAATATTACATTTAATGATGATTATAGTACAATAGATACTTCTTGTTGGTGGTATTACACTAAAACAAATACATATAGTGATTTATCAACTCCTACTTCTACTACTGAATATGGATTAGCAACAAAAGGTTACACTTATTTTGAAGATGGATTTAACTCATCATTAAGTTCTAGTAAATTAATATCAAATGAATATTTGTATATTCCAAAAAACATAAAATATTACATACCAATATATTTAGGACCTGGTGGTGTAACAAATGTAATATATTACACTAAAGATGCTTTAGGTAATGAAACGCAAGCAGGAAGTCAATCTTTTACACCATACAATCAAATACCTACTACGGAAAGTTCTTCTGATTACATACAATATGTAGAATCAGCAATACAAGCAAGTAAGATAGAAATTATATCTAGCAATACATCAGCTTCAACTTACTCGTCTATAACATCAATAGCAAAAGAAACAATATACCCTATATTTGTTTGTAATACAAAATACACAAATCACAAGGTTTCTTTTATAAATAAATTTGGTGCAATACAAGATTTGTACTTTAACAAAAAAAGACAAGATAGATTAAGTGTAGAAAAAGATAATTTTGTTACAAGTACAATCAGATCAACAACAAACTCTGCTACTTACGATACATTTACCCCATCTAACATTGTTCAAGATGTAGCTTCAACAAAATCTATAACTTTAAACACTGGTTATTTAAGAGAAGAATATAATGAAACAATAAGACAATTATTACAATCAGAAAATATATGGATTAGAGAAAATAATCTTACTTTACCAATATTAGTTAAAGACTCTAATTTTCAATATAAAACAAGTGTAAATGATAAATTAGTTAATTACACTATAAACTTTGAATTTGCATTTGATGGTATCAATAATATTAGATAATGAACCAAAAAATACAACTATACATAGAGAACGAACAAGTTGATGTATTTCAAGATGGTTCTATTAATATTGTAAGTAGTATTAAGGACTTTAGAGAACCTGATAAAATATTTACTGATTTTTCTCGTAATTTTAATTTACCAGCTACTTCTAGGAACAACAAGTTATTTAAACATTATTACAATTATGATCTTGTTGGAAATAATTTTGACGCTAGATCATCTAAACAAGCAAGAATTGAAATAAATGATAGACCATATAAAGATGGTTATATAACACTAGAAAGTGTTAAACTTAAATTTAATAAACCTAGTTCATATAAAGTAACTTTTTATGGTAACTTAAAATTACTTAAGGAATTATTTAACAATGTTAAGTTGACAAACTTAGAATGGTTAGAAAGATTTAATATTAATGATAGTCATTATGATTCTAGTGGTGATTCATTTTATCATTATTTAACACAAACAAAAGACTATACTTCTAATGATGAATTTACTATTGGAACTGGTGATGGTGTAACAAAAAGATTTAGATTACTATATTCTCCATATCCACAATTAGATACAGATTTTAAGTTGTATAACGCAGGATCTGAAGTTGCTACAAGTAATTTTTCTTATTCTTATACATCAGGAGATGTTACGTTTAATACTGCTCCTAATGCTGGTAATACTATAACTACAAAATTGTTTTATACACAACCAATTATTGTTCCTTTAATATCTACTTCTGAAAGATTGTATTACACAAACAATGCTAATTTTTATGGTGTGATAAGTGATGGTAATTTATATTACAATTCAAGCAACTATCCACTAAACAACCAAATAAATGGATTAAAGTTTGAACATCTAAAACCTGGTCTTAGAGTGCATTTAGTTTTACGTGCAATAGAGCAAAAAATAAATCGTGATCCTAATACGCCAAACATAGAATTTTCTAATGACTTTTTTAATGCTAGTAATAAAGATTATTACAATTTATATATGTGGCTAAATAAAGACAAAAAAGCTAATACATTATTTAGTGAGGGTGATAAAGAAATTAAAGTAAATTCATTTAATATTTCTAGTAATACAATAGCATTATATCAAGATGCTACTAATCAAGGTTTATTAGAAATATCATCTGTAAATTCATCAGGTCTAACAGGTACTCAATCAGGTGACACAATTATTGTAAGAAACTCAACAGCTGAAAATATAGATTATATAGAATGTAGGTTTAGAGTTTTTACTAGTGATACTTCTAATGCTTTTGGTTTAAGAGTATATAGAAATGGATCAGTTATTAGAACGTTTGAACCAGCTGTTGGTAATGGTACATCAAAAGATTATGATTTTTACGTAGAACAAGATGGAGATTATCAATTTGAATTATTCTCATCAACAGGTTTGACTATTAATAATGGTTTTGAAGCTAAGTTTGTTATAGCTGGAGATAGAGATGATGAAGAATATAATGATGTAATAATTAGTGGTGGTGCTTTAACATTTAACAAAGGTAAATTTAGTATATCTAAAAATATGCCTGAGATGAATGTAATAGAATTTTTATCTGGTTTATTTAAAATGTTTAATCTAGTTTGTTTTGTAGAAAATACAGAAAGTAGTAGTTATAGTACGACTCAATCTAATATGAAAAGAATTAGAGTTATGACATATGATTCATACTATGCTTCATCTAGTTCAGAATTAGATATAACAAGTAAAGTAGATACTTCTGAAAGTAGTGTAGAAAGGTTGATGCCATATTCACAAATAGAATTTAAGTATGAAGATACTCAAGCAGTCCTTGCAGAACAACATAGATCTGACTTTGGATTAGAATGGGGTGGAGAAAGTTGGACATATAGTGATTCAAGAGGTGAGCAAAAGTATGAAATAATTCCACCTTTTTCACACTTAAAATATGAAAGGTTATTATTGACTGATGGTACAACACCATCTTCATTACAAGTAGGTTTTAGTGTTAAAAGAAGTAATGCAGAAAGAAACGTTGCTATTGGTGGTGGTAGTACAGCTGGATTTAAATCATTCCAAGAAGAAAAATATAGTCCTCATTTTAGTAAGAAACCATTATTGTTTTACGCACATAGAGAAACTAGTGGTACACAAATACCATATGTATATACTGATGTAAATAACAACGCAGTTTTTTATGGTGCTATTACAACTTATTTTATACCATTAAATTCAGTTGATATAAATACATCACAATCTAATCATTTTGGAGAAGAGGTAGATGAGTATAGAGTTTATAATGCTAATGAGCAAAGTAACGTAAACAATTTATTTAATATATATTACAAAAACTATATTGAACATTTATTTGATGTAAAGTCAAGATTGATAAAAATAAATGCAAATTTAACTAATGCTTTTATATCTAAATATTCGTTAGCTGACAAAATTAGAATACTAGATAAAACATTTAGTATAAACAAAATTGATATAGATTTACAAAATGGACAATCAAAATTAGAGTTGCAAAGGTATTATGATGTAGTTTCTTTTGATTGTTTAGCACTAAACTTTAATGCTAGAGTAGAGGTTACATCAAGTGGTAATGCTTATGTATTTGATAACAAGTATGGTACATATCAAATGGGGTTAGGTACTTATATAATGAATGATGTTCCATCAGCTCACCCAATTGCATTTCACAACTTTGGTAAAGAAAGTAGAATTACTTACACAGGTACAGCAAGTGGTGGTACAAAAACTGGGTTAGATGGTAATACATATACATACTATTATGGTAACGTTACTATAACTGTTGCTGGTGATTTTGGTACAATGAGTTACGAGTGTTATAATCACGGGTATATGGGGGGAGAAAATAATCTAGTTTATAATGCAGATTGTTTAACGTCTACAACGCCACCAGCACCACCAGTAGTAGGAAACTTAACAGTAGATGCGACTGATATTTATGTAGATAGTGCAATAATTACGTCAGATCAAACAGATGAATAATGATTAGAAATTTAATAGAGTTATTAAAGTTAGACGATCACTATGGTATTAGTGAGAGAGTAGATATTGCTAAAGGTAAATACAAAGCAAAGAAAAATATGAAAGAAGTTCGTGAACATTTTAAGAGAGTAATCAATGGCAAAGGGTAAAGAATTAATTTATACTATAAGGGTTATTGACAAAAGTAAAGTTGTCATTGACGAATTAGGTCAAGAGGTAGAAACACTTGAACAGGCATTTGTTCAGATCAATGGAGAAATACAAAAGACCGATACGCTTCTTGAGGGAACTGCATCTAGTTTCGAAAAGCAAATAAGAACACTAAAACAACAAAGAGATTCTTTAGCTAAAAACTCTGTTGAATATGGTAAGTATAATGCAAAGATTGCACAAGTAGAAGCTGAGTTACGTAAACTTACAACTACTACTAAAAGTCAAGATCAAGTAAATGCTGATATGATTGCAAACACTGGTCTTGCATCTAATACTATTGTAGAATTTGGTAGAACAATATCTGATGCACCATTTGGTATTATTGGTGTAACAAACAACTTATCAAACTTAGCTAACAACTTTGAGATACTTAGTGGTAAAGTTGGTGGTACACAAAATGTATTGACTTTATTAAAACGTCAATTAATGAAAGGTGGTGCTTTTGTATTAGCAATACAAGGTGTACTTGCATTATTAACATTCTTTAGAGATGATATTGAAAAATTAGTAGCTTCTATATTTGGTGGTAGTAAAAAAATAAAAGAGGGTATGGTTTCAATAAAAGACGAAGCAATTGCTAGTCGAGCAGCACTTGAAAGATACCTACAAATATTAGATGATGTAACTGCTTCACAACAAGATCAAGCAACTGCTTTAGATGCACTACTAAGAGGTAACAAAGAATTAAATGACGCACTAGATGAACAACTTATTAGTGGTGAAAAAAGAAGAGAACTATCTAAAGAGTTTTTTGAATTACAATTAGACTTCTCTACAAAAAGCAACGAACTTAATGACCAATTAGAAAAGTTTAATGCAAAAGATTTGAAAGCATTTGAACGTAAAAAAGGTAGAATAGCAACTCTAAAACAAGAAAATATAGAACTACAAAAAACAGTAGATTCTCGTAGAGCTGAGGGAACACTTACAGTAAGCACAGAAGCTAGGGTAAAAAATATTATTAGAGGTAATGATATTAGAATTGGTCAAATGGAAGCAACCATAGCTAAAAGAGATATAGATTTAAACTTATTAAATCAAGTTATAGATGGTGAAAGACAATTAAATGAATTTGTAGATGAAAGAATAAAAAAGTTTGGTGATATAGAACCGATTGACGATAATCTATTTGAATCACTAAATGATGATGTATTAGAGGACGATAGAAATATAATAGAAAGATTACTTGATCCTAATGATGAATTAAAAGATGGATTTGATGCAATTAGATTTGCTGAAGAAAGTGGTCTAGAGGGTGCGTTAAATGATCTGAATAATTTTATGAAAGAGTATCAAGGAGAAAATGCTCTTGAAAGAATAAACTTAGCACAACAAGAAGCATTAAATGAATTAAATATTTTATATGATGCACAAGAAGAAGAATTAGGTAGTAGAATAGGATTTAATGAAGATGTAACTAAAGTAGAACAATTTTATGCTGAACAAAGAGCTAAAATATCTGAAAAGGAAAATCAAGCAAAAGCAAAAAGTTTACGAGTATCAGCTCAAGCAGCAGTTCAAGTAGGTAAGTTATTACAACAATTAGCAGGAGAAAATAAAACATTAGCAATAGCAGGAGTGGTTGTAGAAAAAGCTGGTGCAATAGCAAAAATTATAGCTAATAAAAATATAGCTGACGCAGCTGCATTACCACTTCTATCTAATCCTCTAACAGCATCACTCGGAACAGCTTTACTTACAACTAATAAAATTACAGCTACAACAGGTGTAATTGCAACAACAGCATCAGCAGTTCAAGCTATTAAAGAAATACGTAATCCTGAGAGTGCTACTTCAAGTGGTGCAATAGTTGGTAATGCACCAACACCTTTAGTACAAGCACCATCATTTAATGTAGTGGGTGCAACACAAACTAGTCAACTTGCACAAACTATTGCTGGAGCTGAAGAGAAACCTATAAAAGCATTTGTAGTAGAAAGCGAAATAACAACAGCACAACAATTAGCAAGATCAGTTATAGTTAATTCTTCTATATAAAACAAAAAAATAAAACTTAAGTTATAATAATATGGAAAATGTAATAGAGTTAATCATTGATGAAAATAATGAGATAAGTGGAATAGAAGCAATATCTATTGTAGAAAACCCAGCTATTGAAGAAGATTTTATAGCACTTAAAGAACATAAAGAAGTTAGATTAGCAGAAGTAGATGGTGAGAAAAGAATTCTTATGGGACCTGCATTAATACCTAATAAAAAGATATTTAGAAAAGGTGCAGATGATAATGAAGATTATTACATATACTTTAGCGAAAATACTGTTCGTAAAGCATCAGAGTTATTCTTTATAAAAAGCAAACAAAACAATTCAACATATGAGCATCAGATCGAGTTAAATGGAATGAGTGTTGTAGAGTCTTGGATTGTTGATGATCCAACTAACGATAAATCTAATGCTTATGGTTTTGACTTACCAAAAGGAAGTTGGGTTGTATCTATGAAAGTATTAAATGATGATGTATGGGAAAGAGTAAAAAATGAAGAGGTTAAAGGTTTTTCAATAGAGGGATTCTTTGCTGACAAGATGGAAAGACCAAAAGAAAGTATAGAAGAAAAAGCGTGTGATAGTTGTTTAGATGAGTTGAACGCACACTTTGACTTAATGGAAGCACTATCAGCTTTAGAAGAAGAAGTAGATTTAGAAAGTTATGGTGGTTACCCACAATCAGCTAAGAACAATGCAAAAAGAGGTATTGATCTGAACAAGAAACTAAACAACAAGTGTGCAACACAAGTTGGTAAAGTAAGAGCGCAGCAATTAGCTAGAGGAGAAAAATTTACATTATCAACACTTAAAAGAATATATTCTTATTTATCAAGAGCAAGTGCATATTATGATCCAGGGAATAATGAAGCGTGTGGAACAATTTCATATTTATTATGGGGTGGTAAATCAATGTTAAATTGGACTACTTCTAAATTAAAAGGTCTTGATGCAATAGAAGCATCAGCTATCATTATAGATGGTAGAGCAGCGTACTCAACGAAAGAAGAAGCTGAGAAAGCTGCAGAAGATATGGGTTGTTCAGGGTATCATACACACGAATTAGATGGTGATGTTTGGTATATGCCTTGTGAGGAACACAATCTCAAAGACAAAGATGATCCTTGTCAATCAGGATATGAGCAAATAGGTATGAAAACCAAGAATGGTGTGAAAGTTCCTAATTGTGTTCCAATAAAAAATTAATAATTATGCCAGGTAAACATAAATACAAGAAAAAGAAAACCAAGAAAAGATGAAAAGAAGAAAGGACGCTACATTAAGCCATTCTTCCCCTCGATCTTCTTCAAGAGGGTGTCTATGTCCTGATGGTAGAACTTATCACAAAAAATGTTGTGATGGTACATTAGAAGCACAGGGTATAGGTAAGGTTTGAAATTAAAACAATAATATTTACTTAAGTTATACTATAAATTCTTAATCTTATGAGAGCAAGTGAAATAGTAAATAAACTTAAAGATGTCCTTTTATCATCAACTGAAGTAGAAAAAGTTGAAGAAACTAATATCGAAAAAGAAGTTGAATTAAAGGAATCAACACCTAAATCTAAAAAAGAGGTGGAATCAAAAAGCGTTTCAGAAAACGCAAATGATGAAACTCAAAAGCAAGAAGATGACATTAGAGAAGTGTCTTATTCTGCTGAAGAGGTACTAGCTGAAAATCCTATGGAAGATACTCAAGAAGAAATTATTGAGGAAGCACCTAAATATGCAACAATAGAAGAAGTTGCAGAGATTAAAGCTATGGTTGAAAAACTAAGAGGAATGGTTGAAGCAAAAGAAGAAACAAGTCCTGAAGTTCCACAAGAACTTTCTAGTGATGAAGTTACTGAACCTTTAGCACATTCTCCTGAAAATGAAGTAAGTGAAAAATTAGGTATTAGATATTCAACTAATGCAAGACAAAACACAACTTACTCAAGAGTATTAAACGCAATATCTAATAATTAATCAAATTTTAAAATTATGTCTACGACAATAACAACTTCGAATGATGTATTGAGAGCAAGATCAAAACAAACAACTCTTACTGCATCTCAAAGCGTAACAGCTAATCAAGCAGGTGGTGAATTTAACATTGCGACTGACGCATTAGTTATAACATTACCTGAGATCAACGCCAATAATATTGGTATGGAATTCACATTCAGAAACACTGGAGCTGATGGTAATAACATTATTACTTTATCTCCTGCTGCAGCTGATGGTATAAATGGAAGTATCGCAAATGCAGCTGCTGATTCAGTAGCTAGTGGTACAGCTAACAAAGACTGGGTTAACACAAAAGCTACAGCAAACAAAGGTGACTGGTGTACAATTAAAGCTATATCTACAACTACTTGGTATGTAACAGGTGGAGTAGGTATTTGGGCATCAGAAGCATAATCTAATATTAATCAAATTTAATTCGTAAAAAATGGCGACAACAAATAATTTAACGACAACTTATTCTGGTGAATTCGCAGGCAAATATGTTTCTGCAGCTTTATTATCAGGTAAGACTTTGGCAGAGGGTAATATATCTATCAAGCCAAACATCAAGTACAAAGAAGTAATGAAAAAAGTATCTACAAATGACATCGTAAAAGATGCGTCTTGTGACTTTGATCCAACTTCAACATTAACTCTTACTGAGAGAATTCTTACTCCAGAAGAGTTTCAAGTTAACTTACAACTATGTAAGAAAGACTTTAGAGCAGATTGGGAAGCAGTGCAAATGGGATATTCTGCATTTGACAACTTGCCACCATCTTTTTCTGACTTTTTAATTGCTCACGTAGCAGATAAGGTAGCACAAAAAATGGAACAAAACATTTGGAATGGTACTAACGCTAACGCTGGTGAGTTTGATGGATTCAAAACTACATTATTAGCAGATGCAGACGTAGTTGACGTAGGTGCTGGTGCAGTTACTTCAGCAAACGTAATTACTGAACTAGGTAAAATTGTAGATGCAGTTCCAAGCGCAGTTTATGGATCTGAAGATTTGTTTGTATATGTATCAAACAATATTTATAGAGCATATGTAAGAGCATTAGGTGGTTTTGCATCTAATGTAGGTGCTGCTGGTACTGACAACAAAGGTACACAATGGTTCAATGGTGGTGCATTAACATTTGATGGTATCAATATGGTTATGGCACCTGGTTTAGCTTCTAACACAGCGGTAGCTGCTGAAAAAGGTAACTTATTCTTCGGTTGTGGTTTATTAAATGACCAAAACGAAGTTAAGGTAATCGATATGGCAGATATTGATGGAAGCCAAAACGTAAGAGTAGTAATGAGATTTACAGCGGGTATACAACACGCTATTGGATCTGACATCGTTCTTTACTCTTAATAAATAAATTGTATAACTCAAAGAAAGGTAGGGGGGATTATCTTACCTACCTTTTTTTATAAAAAATAATAATTATGGCTTGTGATTTAACACTTGGAAGAAAAGAACCTTGTAAAGACGTAGTTGGTGGAATAAAAAATGTTTATTTTGTTGACTTTAGTAAATTAGGTACTGTGACTCTTACGAATGACGAGATAACTAATATGACCGGTACTGCTGGTGCATTAACTTATTTTGTATATGAAGTAAAAGGAAATTCATCATTAGAACAAACCGTGAACTCTTCAAGAGAAAATGGTACTACTTTCTATGAGCAAACATTGAACTTAACACTTAAAAAGTTATCTAAAGCTGATAACAAAGAGTTAAAGTTAATGGCTTATGGTAGACCACATATTGCTGTTGAAGATTACAATGGTAACTTTATGATGATGGGATTAGTTAATGGAGCTGACGTAAGTGGTGGTACAATTGTTACTGGTGCTGCAATGGGAGACTTAAGTGGTTATACACTTACTTTCACAGCTCAAGAAACTTTACCAGCTGTGTTTATGGCACATACTGCTGGTCAATTCGTGTTTAACTCAACTGATTTCGCTGGGTTAAGTGGTACAATAACTAGAACAGTAGGATCAAACTCTTAATAGAGTGTTTTTTTCTTAATACGAAAGAGGGGATCAATTTGATCCTCTTTTTTTTTGGAACAATATGATACAATTTTAGTTATATACTTATGACAACATTATTGCCAAACACAAACGCACAAACTATTAGCATTATACCAAGATCATATATAGTTGCTAGTAATTTAACGTTAAAGATAGTAGAAGATGGAACTAAGAAAAATCAAACGTTAAGTAATATAACAAGTGCGTTATCTTCTAATGGTAATTTCTTAAATATGTCTTGCACGTTTAGTATCTTAGCTGAAGATGGTAACTATTCATTTGAGATAAAACAAGGATCAACTCTTATTTATAGAGGTAAAGCATATGCAACAAGTCAAGTGAATTATACTACTAGTCATACATTAAATCAAAGTAAATATGATGAGTTTGATTCTGAAACAACTGAACAACAATATATAGTAATATGAGTAAAAATTTAAAGATAATCAATTTAGCAGGGTATGAAGTACCTAAAGTAATTGAAAGTAAAAGACATAATTGGGTTGAGTATGGAGAAAATAACGCATACTTTGATGAGATTATAGAAAGATATTTAGGTAGTGCAACTAACTCAAGGTGTGTCAATGGTATTGTCGATATGATATATGGTAGAGGGTTAGATGCAACTGATTCACAAGAAAAGGCAGAGATGTTTGGTAAAATGCAGGCGATACTAAAACCTGACCAATTAAAGAGAATAGTAAATGATTTAAAACTTTTAGGTCAAGCATCTATACAAGTTACTTATGACAAAAGAAAAACTCAGATCAATGGAATTTATCACTTTCCTACTGAAACACTTAGAGCTGAGAAAGCAAAAGATGGCAAGATAAAAGCATATTATTATCACCCTAAATGGACTGATATAAAACCTAGTGATAAACCAAAAAGAATACCAGCATTTGGTTTTGGTAAAAAAAGTGAATTAGTTGAAATATATTGTGTAAAACCTTATAGACCTGGTTTTTATTATTATTCACCAGTCGATTATCAAGGTTGTTTGCAATATTGTAATTTAGAAGAAGAGGTATCTAACTACCATATAAACAACATTAAGAATGGTTTACAACCATCTATGTTATTAAACTTTAATAATGGTGTTCCTGGTGATGAAGCACAAGAAATAATAGAAAGAAAGATATATGATAAATTTAGTGGATCATCAAATGCAGGTAGATTTATATTAGCATTCAACGAAGATGCAGAAACACAAGCATCAGTAGAACCAATAAACCTACCAGACGCACACGCACAATATGATTTCTTAGCAAAAGAATCGAGAGAAAAAATTATGATTGGTCACGGAGTTGTTTCACCTATATTATTAGGTATAAAAGATAACACTGGTTTTGGTAACAATGCAGAAGAATTAAGAACAGCTTCTATATTAATGGACAACATCGTTATACGACCATTTCAAGCACTTTTAATAGACTCTCTTAAGACTATTTTATCTTTTAATGAAATATATCTAAACTTATATTTTGTAACGTTACAACCTATTGAATTTACTGAGTTAGATAATATAGCAACTAAGATTAAAAGAGAAGAAGAAACAGGAGAAAAGTTGTCTAGTGAGGAAAAATTAGAGATGAATGATGACGAAGCTGATGATCTATTGAATCAATTAGAGTCATTAGGAGAAAAAATAGATGATAATGAATGGGAACTAGTTCATCAAGAAGTAGTAGAAGATTCAGATCAAGACTTTGATTTAGAGAACTTTTCTAATCAAGCTAGTAAATCTGATGCAAATCCTAATAAAGAATCATATCAAGATAGTGCAACATTTAAAGTAAGATATTCATATACACCAATAAAAAAATCTATAAATAGTAGAAAGTTTTGTATTAGTATGGAAAACTTAGCTGAACAAGGTGTTGTATTTAGAAAAGAAGATATAACAATGATGTCTTTTAGAGGACTTAATAAAGAATTAGGTCATAAAGGTCAAAGATATAGTTTGTTTAAATATAAAGGGGGTGTAAATTGTCAACACAAATTTATGTTAAACGTATATAAAAAGAGAGTAAAACAAGGAGATAAAGTGTCAATTGGAGATGCAAAAAAAGATGGGTTTAAAGAGCCAACAAATCCAAAAGAATATGCAATTGCACCAAAAGATATGCCGAATAGAGGACATCACCCAAATTATAATAAATAATGAAAGCACTATTTATAACATTAAAAGAATTAAAAAGGAAGTCTATTATAGATGGTAATGTAGACCAAGATAAGTTAATACAATTTGTAGAAGTTGCACAAGACACCTACATACAAACACAACTTGGAACAAAGTTATATGATAGATTGCAATTTGAAGTAATTAATGACTCGTTAACAACTGTGAATCAAACATTAATTGATGATTACCTAAAACCTATGTTAGTTTGGTATTCTCAAGCTACACTAATCCCATACATTGCTTTTCAAATTAGTAATGGTGGTATTTACAAGCATAGATCTGAAAATTCAGATAGTGCTTCTTTAAGAGAAATAGATAGTTTAGCTGATGATGCAAAGCAAAAAGCAGAGTTTTACACTCAAAGATTTTTAGGTTATATGAATGAAAATAGTGAATCATACCCACTATATACAGCAGCACAAGAGGGTGGTATGTACCCTGAGAGAGATCAAAACTTAACAGGTTGGGTATTATAATGAAAAGAGGTAAATACGTTAAACATCATAATAAGACAAAAAAGCAGAACGAAATTAAATTAATGAGTTATATTAAAAAGATAAAAGATGGCATTTGGATCAATATACGAAAGTAGTTTTTTTGGTAATACAAATGAAACAAATGGTTGGGGTGCAATATACCCATTTGATGCAGATGGTTCTTTTTTACGAGTAGATACAACTTTAGAACTAGTTGATGATACAAGTATAACAGTAGATAAAACAATATATTAAAAATTAAGCAATGGCAAAAACAGTAATAAACGTTGGTACTAGTGCAAATGATGGAACAGGTGATCCATTAAGAACCGCAATGCAATCAACAAACTCAAACTTCAATGAAGTATATACGCTATTTGGTAATGGTTCTACGTTAGCATTAAGTGGTGACGTTAGTGTTAGTGGTGGTACTGCTACAATTGGTAGTGGTGCTGTGACAAGTGCAAAAATTGCAAACGATACTATTGCATTAACAAATTTAGCTGATATAAAAATTAACGATACAACTGATGTTATATATACAAACATAGCAATTACAGTTGTAAATCCTGGTTCAGGAAATAAATATTATTATGATGGTGCTAATCAAGTAATAACATTATCTAAAGGTCAAACATATAGATTTGACCAAAGTGATAATTCTAATGCAACTCACCCATTAAGATTTAGTACAACTCAAGGTGGTACACATAGTGGGGGATCAGCTTATTCAACTAATGTAACAGTTGTTGGAACTCCTGGTAATGCTGGTGCATATACACAAATAACAACAGAGCAAGATACACCAACATTATACACTTATTGTACAGCTCATAGTGGTATGGGTAACACAGTAAGTTATGGTGCTTCATTAGATTCAAGAGGTCTAGTATCACAAATAGGATTAGATACAAATGATTATATCACAGTTTTATCAGACAAAATTAGTTTCTTTATTGATGGTAGCGAAGATATGCGATTACAAGATAGTGGTACTTTACAAGTAGAGGGAGATGTGGTAGCATATTCTACAGTAATATCTTCTGATGAAAAATTAAAAGATAATGTAGAAACTATTGATAGTGCATTAGATAAAGTAAAACAATTAAAAGGTGTAACATTTAATTATAAATCTAATGGAAAAGCTAGTGGTGGTATTATAGCACAAGATGTAGAAAAAGTATTACCATCATTAATAAAAGAACAAAACACACTTGATGGATCTGATACATTTAAAACTGTAGATTATAATGGTCTAGTTGGTTTGTTAATTGAATCAGTAAAAGAATTATCTAGTAGATTAGATAAGTGTGAGTGTAAAAAAGAATGTAAAAATAATTAATTATGGCTTTACAAGGTAAAATAACAAGGTATAAAATGATTGAAGATACTGATGCTGAAATGATTGAAGAAACAAGAACTTATGTAGATGACATTCCAGAAGATCACGAAGATTACGATAAAAGAGGAACAACTGAAACTGTAATGGTTTATCCAAAAACACAAGTAATTGATGAAGATAGAACTTATGATGACGCTTATTTAAAGATAAGAGCTTGTGGATTTCATCAAACACCTAAAGTTCATCACCCTACAACTGGTGATACTGAAAAAACTTTTTATCTAAATATTTTATATGATATTTATAGAAGTAAAGAACACGCTGATTTTGATAGTGGAAATCCAGTTGAATTTTTAGATTGGTCAGAAATGGAACCGATAGATTTAGATTCGGAAGAGTTTACATCTCAAAATATAATGCAATATGCTTACGAAGTTTTAAATTCACAACAAGAGTATCTTGAAATGAATGCAGTTTAACAAAATAAATTAAATAATTATGGCAGTACCTAGTTCAGGGGCTTTAAGATTAAGAGGAGATATAGCACTAGAAGTTGATGGAAGTGCAACAGGAACAGATGTTTCTTTAGGAACGTTATCAAATAGTGCTGGTTTTACAGAACCTGATACTATGAGTGAATTCTATGGTTACTCAAGTGTTTCTGCACCAAGTGTAACTACAAGTGCAGCAACAAGTGTTACAGCTTCTAGTTTTACAGCTAATGGAAATGCTACTAGTGATAATGGTGCTAGTATAACTGATAGAGGTTTTTATATAGGTACAGATTCTAATTATGCTAACAATACAAAAACAAGTGTTGGTGGTAGTGGAACTGGAACTTTTACTTTAAATAAAACTGGTTTAACATACAATCAAACTTATTATATTACAGCTTATGCAACTAATTCAATAGGAGAGGGTAGAGGATCAACAATTACACAAAACACAGCAAATGCAACAGCACCAAGTGTTAATACAAATTCTAATTCAAGTGTAAGTGTAACTTCAATGGTTGCTAATGGTAATGTTACATCTGATGGTGGTGCTACCATAACGTCAAGAGGATTTTATTTTGGTACAAGTAGTAATTATGCAAATAATGGTAAATACACAGTAAGTGGTACAACTGGTTCTTTTAATAGAACAATGAGTGGATTAAATCAATCAACAACATATTATGCAACAGCATTTGCTGTTAACGCAGTTGGAGAATCAAGAGGTGGTACACAAAGTTCAACAACATCAACACCAATTAACTATTCAGTAAGTACACAAGGTGGTTATCACGAATTTGAAGTTATAGGTGGTTCATCTGTTGTTCATTCACAATATTATTCTACTCAATATGATAGAAGTCAATATAATCATTCTCAATTAGGTTGGACTACATTTGGAAATTGTGATAAAGGAAGTTCAAGTGGAAGTGGTGTACAAAATTGTAATTATGAAGTAATGACTCAAGGAAATAGAATGAAAGTAAATAATATTCGGGCACATTATTCAGGTTCTTATGTTGCTGTAAGAGGTTATATAAGAGTTTATAAATATTATTATAATTCAAATAATACTGAAACTGCTAGAACAATACAAAGAATTAATCCAGGTGGTTGGAATTTAGGTTCTTGGAATAGTGGTAATGTTGTATCAAATAATTCTTGTGATAATTGTTATTATCCAGGAAGTGGTACAAGTTCATCTTTCAATTATAATGTAAATGGAACAAGTTATATGGATTGTAATAGAGGTGTTTATCAAACAGCCGTAACACCTTGTGCAGCTTGGGGTGCAACATCTAATCAATATAATGCAAGTGGTGGTTAAAATTTAATATTATGAATTTATTCGAGAAAAAAGTAACAGAAGAAGATAAAGAGTTTTATCAAGATTTTATAGATAACTTCGATAATTTCGAAAACGAAGATATTTACGCATATGAGGGTTTTTGGTTATTACACGATAAATTATTTAGTAGTGGTTTCCAACCTTGTGATTGTAATAGGTTTCAATTCCCATTTTTCAAGAAAGAATTAGATATTGTTTTTAGTAAATTTATAAAATAATAATTATGGCAGATTTAGATTTAGAAGAGATAAAGAAAAAGAAATTTAACATAAGCGTTGAGAACTTAATTACGTTAGGTGCTGTAGTAGTAACAGTGGTCGGTATGTGGTATTCGCTGCAAGCTGACATCGAAGAAGCTAAGGCTTTACCGGAACCAGAGGTGTCAAGAACAGAGTATGATCTGAAAGATCAACTAATAAGAGAAACTATTATATCTACTGAAGAAAAGGTTGATGCTAATTCAGAAAAGTTAGACAAGATAGATGAAAAACTATATGAAATAATAATAAAAGAATGAGAATATTAATATTAGCATTATTGTTTAGTGTATTTAGTTATGGACAAGATATGACTACTGTTCATTTTAATTATAAATGGAATAGTCAAAATTCATACAATGGATTAGATAAATTAAAAAATACTAAAGTTCAATATGCAAACGTTGAAGATCAAAAAGATATAATAAAAAGATCAATTAAATCAGTACCTACAATAATGATATATAAAGATGGTAGTCCAGTTGCTAAATTTGAAGCAGGATTAACTATGAAAATAAGTGTTAGATTAGATAGCATACAATCTATTATAAATAAATATAAGAAATAATGAATGGGTTTGAACCAACGATATTAGGAGTTGCTGTTTATATAATAACAATATCACAAATAAACGAAGCACTACAATCACTCCTAATAATTGCAACGTTAGTTTATACAATTATTAAAATAATACAACTTTTAGAAAAAAAATAAATTATGGTAAGAATACTAAGATGGTTAGCAAATCAATTTGAAACGTTTAACCATTACGTATCAGCTAAGTGGAACGCTTGGTTGAAGAAAATTAAAATGTAATAATGGATCGTATAAGTAAACATATTAGTTTTGAAGAAGCTACTCGTTCTAATACTGCTTTACGATTAAACATTGATAACACACCAAGTGCATATCAATTAACAAATATGTGTGGAGTAGCACAAAATATATTTGAACCTTTAAGAGATTGGGTAGGTGGTGCTATCAAAATAAATTCTTTCTTTAGATCTGACGAATTAAATAAAGCAATAGGTGGTAGTACAAAATCTCAACATTGTCAAGGTAGAGCAATAGATATAGATGATACTTTTGGACATAAAACTAATGCACAAATGTTTAAATATATTAGGGAAAATTTAGATTTTGACCAAATGATTTGGGAGTTTGGAGATGACAATAATCCTAATTGGGTTCATATTTCTTATGTAAGTAAAGATGAAAATAGAAATAGATGTCTTAAAGCATATAAAGAAAATGGTAAAAGTAAATATATGGTAATATGAGTAAGAAAAAATTAAAAGACACTAAAGTAGGTAAGTTTTTAAGTGGTGCTGGATCTTCTATAATAGATTCATTAGGTGATGTATTACCAGACAATGGAGTGTTTGGTGTTGTAAAAAACTTAATTAGTAAAGACGAAACTTTACCACCTGAAGATAAAGAAAAAGCATTAGCATTATTAAATCAAGATACTATTGAGATGCAAGAAGTATCAAAAAGGTGGTCTAGTGATATGCAATCAGATTCTTGGTTAAGTAAAAATACTAGACCTATGGCATTAATATTCTTAACTATATCTATGGTATTGTTAATCTTTGTTGATTCTAGTGGTTTAGAGTTTAGTGTCGATACTGGTTGGATTGATTTATTAAAATCATTATTAATCACAGTCTATGTAGCATACTTTGGTTCAAGAGGTGCAGAAAAGTTCAGATCAATAAGTAAGTAATGCCTAGACGACCTAAAGTAACTATATATATACCACCAAAAAAAAAGAAAAGACCTGGAGTTCATTCTAAAAACGCATCTAAAGGTCAACCTGGTTACAAAAAAAAATATATAGGTCAAGGTAAAAAAAGATGAATCATAGACAATTTGAAATTTATTGTCAATTGTGGAATGATTTTATTAATGGCATTGATATAAATAATGTAAAAGCTACAATTGAATATGAAAAAGAAATAGAAGATTATGAAAGTGTTAGTGCTAGATTATTAGCACTTAATGAATTTATGTATTATAAAGATATTATACGTAAGTTATTAAAGTAAAAGAAAAGAAAGAAAAGGGTAAAAGAAAGAAAAGAAAAAGTTCCCCTAGAGAAAAACAAAATTCATAATTTACCTGAACCAACAATATCTCTATTGAAGTTTGTAACTTTTTTCGTAGATTTACGACTACGCATTTGCAAATATATAAAAATGTCACAAATAGAAAAATATATAATCAGATCAATTCATAAAGAACAAACAAAGGAATGGTTAAAATATAAGCATTATGCAAAACGTATACCTAGTATTAGATATTCTTTTGGTTTATATGATGATGACAAGCTGATTGGAGTTTGTACATATGGCAATCCTATATCAAAGGAATTATGTGATAATGTTTGTGGTAAGAAATGGAGAAATAATGTATTAGAATTAAATAGGTTAGTAGTCAATGAGAATTTACCAAAGAATACTTTGTCGTATTTTGTAGCACACACTTTTTATAAATTACCTCAACCATCTATAATTGTTTCATATGCTGATACAGACCAAAATCATAGTGGATATATTTATCAAGCAACTAATTGGATATACACAGGGTTAACAAAAAAGAACTATGATTGGAAAGAGAAAGGAACTAATAAACATAGTAGAACTCTAGGTGATAGTTTTAGCACAGAGTATATGTATGCACACCCTGAGAGGTTTGAAAGAATACCTAGATCACAAAAGCATAGATATATAATGGTACTAGCAAAAAAAAGATTAAAGAAGAGAATGATTAATTCATTAGGTTATGAAGTACAACCATACCCAAAGGGAGACAACAAGAGATATGATGCTAGTCATAATACAACAACACAATTAAATATGTTTAATGGAGTTTAGATATTTTACATATGATGAATTTGATTCTCCTGATATGCCAGGGAGTGGTTATGGATATATGGATAGAGAGTTTCTACATTGTTTAGACGAAGCTAGAGATATAGCAGGAGTTAAATTTAAAATACTAAGTGGTTATAGAAGTCCAAAAGAAAATATACGTAAAGGTGGATTATCTACATCTAGTCATTTAATTGGACGTGCTTGTGATATAAGATGTACTGACACTAGAAAAAGATTACTAATAATAGAGGGTTTATCTATGGTTGGTTTTAGAAGATTTGGTATTGGCAAAGACCATATACACGTAGATAATGATGATCTGAAGAAACCTGGTATTTGGATAATTAATAACTATATATAAAATGTTAATTATTTTTTATACATTTGTATAACTAAATTAAATTAAATGAATATTTCAGAAAAATTATTAGCAATTCAAAACGAACTTAACGTGCCTAAAAAAAGACACAATAAGTTTGGTGATTATTATTATAGAAGTGCGGAAGATATTCTTGAGGGTATCAAACCACTTACTATGAAATATAAACTATCTCTTAAACTTAGTGATACAATTAAGGATAAGGGTGGACGTTTATACGTTGAATCAACAGCAAAATTAATTGATTGTGATTCAGTAGATATGCAAATAGAAAGCAAAGCACAAGCTGTGATTGATTTCAATATGAAAGGTCAAGCTGATCCACAAAGAACAGGGAGTGCTTCTTCTTATGCAAAGAAGTATGCTTTAGGTAATTTATTTTTAATAGATGATACTCAAGATTCTGACGCAACGAACACACACGGTGCAAGAGAAATACTTGAAGATAAAAGTGAAAAGTTTGACAAAGCCATTACTTATTTAAAAGAGGGTGGTTCGTTAGATGTTATTAAGACTAAATATAGAATGTCTAAAGTAGTAGAAAAGAAATTGCAAAAAGCAATTGATAATCGTAAAGTAATAACTAAATAAATATAATATGAGTGTATTAGGAACAATTGGAATAAAAGGTAGAGATGGTAATTATAAAAATTACACCGTTTCTATTAGCGACTTTACTAATGAGTATGGTCAAAATATATCAATGTACGAAGAACAATCGGAAGAAGAAAGAAACGCTAAAGCACCTAAGAAGTATATAGGTAATGGTAAAGTATTTTGGACTGATGGTAAAGTTAGCGTAGCAACAAAAGATTCTAAGGAAACAGCAAAGCAAGTAGTTTCTGATGATAGTGACGACTTGCCTTTTTAATTAGTAGTTTTTCATAATAATTGGTAGTTAAGGGGGAGTGTATGCTCTCCCTTTTTTTTATGGATAAGAAGATAATAAAATTATATAATAACATTTCAGATCAAGAATCGATTGATTTACTAGACGATCTTGTTGAAGATATTAATAAACTTAAGGTAAAGAATATGTTATTAGAAAGATTTCTAGTATGGTACATTACTGAGAAATTTGACAAGCAAGAACTATATAATGACAAACCAATGCTTCTACATTTTTTTAATACATACATTTTAAATAACTTTAGAAGTGTAATACAAATAAGTAAGAAAGAGCATTTTGAAAAACTAAGAATTAATCTATATGAGTATATGGTTATTAATAATATTAATAATGATTTTGATATAGATGAATTTGTCAATGAAGTTAAAAAGAAAATAACCCTCATAATAAACGACCTAATTAATGAATTATAGTATAAATTTTGAAGAGAAGTTTGAGAAGATACTAAAAGAAAGTTATGTAGATTCTAATGAAGAAATAAAAGAACCACCAATAGCAATATCTAAAGGATTAGCATTTAACAAAGAACCTATACCATTAGGTACATATGGCAACTTTAGTTTTATAAGCGCAGGACCAAAGAGTAAAAAAACATTTTTAGTTAGTTTATTAGCGTCAGCTTATATGGGTTCACACGAAACATATATAAAAGATATAAAAGGATTTAGGGGTACAAAAAAAGTATTACATTATGATACTGAACAAAGTAGATACCACGCACAAAGAACATTCAATAGAGTTCATAAGATGTGTAAGGATTGCACAGGGTATGAAACATATGCACTTAGACAATTCTTACCTAATGAAAGATTAGAGTTTATTGATTGGCATATATCTAAATCTGAGAACGTTGGTTTAGTTATAATTGATGGTGTTGCTGATTTATTAAATGATATAAATGATATAGAAAAATCGAATAAAGTAATACACTACTTAATGAAATGGACATTAGATTATAACATACATATAATTACTGTTATACATTCTAATTTCTATAACTCAAAAGCTACTGGACATCTAGGTTCGTTCTTAGAGAAAAAAACAGAAACACAAATTAGTGTACAAACATCAAGTGCAAATAAAGATATAGTTATTGTCGAGTGTAAAAAAAGTAGAGGTATACCATTTCAACAATTTGCATTTGAAGTTAGACAAGGATTACCAATAGTAATAGATAACGTAGAAGATTACAACAACTCTCCTTTTTAATGTTAGTTACTTTAGACATTCAGATCAAACCACAAGCACATCAATCATTTAGGTTTGCAAGGAATGGAAGAAGATATAAACCAAAAAAGATTACCGATTATCAAAATAATTTACGTAACTTAGTTAGTAAGCAACTACCTAATAATTTTGAGATTATACAAGCTGGTTCTAAAATTAAGGTAAACTATATAGAATATATATTTAGTTACCCTAAGAGTTTCTCTAAAAAGAAAAAGCTAGAATTCACTTATAAAACTACTAAACCTGATTTACAGGATAATTTAAACAAAGCATTTTTTGATGCTTTAGAGGGTTTGATTTATGAACAAGATCAAAACATAGTGGTTATTAATAAGATGAGTAAGTTTTATGGAGAGCAAGATAGAATTAGAGTGGAATTCAAAGTTATGTAATGAGTATTCAATTCGAGTGGATTAATGGATTTGTTTTAGGTATTGACTATGTTAGAGACATAGAATACTTCCCTGACGAGTTTACTGATCTAATTAGGTTTAGCTTAGGTTTCTTTTGGATTAATGTATTTATATTAAGATGATGGAACTCCTATCGAAATATCACAAATTATGGGTAGCGATGGGATTATCAATTGGAATTCGTAGCGACTTAGTTGAGGACTTCATACACGAAATGTACTTAAAACTAAACAAGTACATATCAGATCCTAAAAAAATAATGTATAATGAGAATGAACCTAATAAGTTCTATGTATACATAACAATCAAAAACTTATGGAATGATTATCTAAAAGCAAAATCAAAGCATAGAATGATTAGCATAGATGATCTTGGCGAAAACAACGAAAGTTATAAAACATATGTACCTTTAATTGATGACACAAATGATGTATACTACAAAAGGAATCAAGATTATGCACAACAAATAATTCTTGATAACATACAAAAAGAAGTTGATAGTTGGGATAGATGGTACGACCAAAAATTATTTAAGATATATTATGAAACTGATATAAGTATGAGGAAACTTGCTAAGGATTCTCATATTTCAGTTACATCAATATTTAATAGTTGTAAGAACTATAAACAAATAATGAATAGTAAGTTTAACGAAGATTACCAAGATTACATCAATGGTGACTTTCATTTAATAAAACATAATAAAGATGAGTAAAATTCCAAACAAACCTAAAGATAAAAGGACTAAAGCATATAAACAATGGGTTGCTAAATACGAGAAGCAATCTAGTGGTTTAGGTGATAGTGTTGAGAAAGTGACTAAAGCAACTGGCATAAAGAAAGTAGTAGATACTATTTTTGATGCTCTTGGAAAAGATTGTGGTTGTGATGGTCGTAAGAAAACATTAAATGAGTTGTACCCTTATAATAAACCAAAATGTTTAAGCGAAGGACAATTTAATTATCTTACAGACTTCTTTAATCAAAAGACTAATACTATAACTGCTGCGCAACAAAGAGATTTGTTAAACATATATAATTATGTATTCAACACAAACGATGTAGCTACAAGTTGTGGTAGTTGTTTTAATTCAAAGTTAGTAAGATTAAGAGAGGTCTATACTTTATATTTATGATAGAGAAAGATTTATTCATATACCTTAAAGAAAAGGTTTACCCTGACCTTGTTATGAGTAATAGTCCAATTAGTAGATGGGATTGTTATAGTCCTAAAACTAAACATAGAATAGAATTAAAGTGTCGTAAAACTCATTATGACGAGTTAGTAATAGAACGTGGTAAGTTTGACGCAATGATAGAAAAAGCTAATGATAACTTTGATCTTCCTATATATATAAACTCAACACCACAAGGAATATATAAATGGAATTTGTTTTTTGTTACACCAACTTGGTTTGAAAAACAATTACCAAAGACAACTGACTTCTCAGATAACTTTAAAATAACTAAAGAAATTGCAATGCTACCAATAGTAGACGCAGAAATATTATGACTAAATCAAAACATCAGATCCGAAAAGAACAACCAGTATTTAGTGGTGTTCTTAAATACTTTCCAAAAGCAATACGATACGTATCTAAAGTAAGTTACGTAGGAAACGAACAACACAATCCTGGCACTCCTCTACATTGGGATAGGTCAAAATCTAAAGATGAGTTAGATGCTTGTATAAGACATTTGTTAGATCACATAGAAAATCCTATTGATGATGATGGTCTTTTACACTTAGGTAAATCAGCTTGGAGAATATTAGGTGCATTAGAAAAGTTCTTAGAAACTAAAGACAAGTAGTGTTTGTTTATAAATTGTTTATTATATTTGTTGAGTGAATGTTTTAGAGTTGTTTGCAGGAAGTTGTACTTTTAGTAAAGAAGCACAAAAACTTGGTCACAAAACATTTAGTTCTGACTATCGTCAATTTGGTAATGTTGACTATGTAGTAGACGTTTTTGACTTTGACATCTCTAAAGTTCCATTTAAGCCAGACTTAATATGGGCGAGTCCACCTTGTACGTCATTTAGTGTTGCAGCACTATGGCGACATTGGGATAAACTAACACCAATAAGTGATAAAGCAAAATATGGAGTAAAGATGGTACAAAAGACATTAGATATAATTAATGAATTAAAACCTAAATATTGGTATATGGAAAACCCAAGAGGTAGACTCAGATCATTAGACGTAGTAAAAGATTTACCTAGAGCAACAATATGGTATTGTCAATATGGTATGACTATGGCTAAACCAACTGATGTATGGACTAACAATCTATATGATCCAATGTTCAATACGAATGGTTGGAAACCTAGACCTGAATGTTTTAGTGGCAATAAAGATTGTCATCACGAAAAAACTGATCGTGAAGCAAAGAAAGTAAAACAAATGGGATTAAGTCAATTAAGTGGCAATCACAATAGAAGTATATTACCAAAAGAGTTATGCATAGAAATATTAAAACAAAGTAAAGATGATTAAATTATTAGACAATTCCGAATGGGATAAAGATGAGTTAAAGTTAAAGATGTATGATGATACATTTTATTATGATTATTTAGGTAATGCTACATTATCTTCAAGTAGTGCGAAGCCACTATACAAATCACCACAAGCATATAAAAAATATGTTAGAGAGAATATAAGTAATAAGAAAGCAATAAGAGATGGGAAACTATTTCACACTTTGTTATTAGAAGAACATAAGATAGCAAGTGAATATCTATTTGTAGACTCAAGCACTAGAACTACAAAGAAGTTTAAGGAAGCTGAGATAGAAAATCCAAACTTAACAGTAATGACAAATAGAGAACTAGAATCAATAAGTTATTTGATTAGTGTGTTTGAAAACAATATAGAAGCTAGTGAGTATTTAAGAAATGGTGTTGCTGAGGAACCTGGCATTGATAATATATTTGGCTTTCCTTTTCGTGCTAAAGCTGACTACCTACGATCTGATACGATCATTGATATTAAGACAACACAAACTTTAGATGGTTGGGGTTATAAAGCAAAGAAAGTCTATCATACAGACATACAAGCGTACATATATACTAAGATTTTCCAAGTACAAAACTTCGTTTTTTTGGTTATAGATAAGAGTACAGGAGAGATAAAAGCATTTCCAGTTACTCAAGAAACTTTAGATAACGCTGAACAAAAAGTAAAGAAAGCGTGTGAAACTTATAAAGATTATGTATATGACAAAACAAAGAACATCAACCAATACCTTACAATCGAGCATTTATAAAGAGCAGATAAATCAAAGCTATTACTTGGCTTTAAGAGATTTGGTTGCAGGTGTACCATATAAAGATTTAGTAGATGACTTGTACGAATTTGAACAAAAAGAAATGTACGAAGTATGTGCAGGAATACTAAGAGCATTGAACTATGCAAAAGAAAAAACATATAAGGAAATAAAAATTGAATTAAACGATTATGAGTATAAACACGAACTTAACATTATCACAAATAAAAATCTTAGTATCTAAGGATCTGAAGATTAATATAAAGAAGAATACTAGGAATAGAAAGTATGTTTATGGTAGAGCAATTTACTTTAAACTATGTAAGGAATTTACACACGCATCTTTAGTAGAGATAGGAGATAGTGTGAATAGAGAACACGCCACAGTGATACACGGGCTAACTGTATTTAATATGATTGCAATGTATAATGATTCTATTATACAAACTTACAATAGAGTAAGAGATGTATTATTACAAGAGGGCAATCAAGCACTCAAGAGATATAGTGAGGTACATTATTGGAGAATTAAGTATGAAGATTTACTTGAGGATTACGATAAGTTGTTACGAGATCATCTTGAACTTGAGAAGAAAGTTAACAATGAAGAGTTAGAGGTTTAGTATGGGTAGAAAGCCAAAGCAATATAAGTACGTAAAATCTAACGATGGACGTAGAAACAATGGTAGAAAAAAAGGTGTACGTAACATTGATGTACTAGATGCAAATAGTTCGTTACGAGTAAACAAAGCTAAACGTAATAGGGCTACAATATATACACAAAATGCTATTGCAAAAGTCTTTGGTTCACAAGAAGAATTCTTTGAGTCTATGGCAGAGTTTGCAAAGAAAGGTTCTTTCAATCACGCTAAACAATTAATGGAATATGGTTTTGGTAAACCTGGCGAGAGCAATGAAGATAATAACAATAAGGTTAATATTAATATAAAAAATCTATTCACAGGTAACGAAGAACAAAACACAATAGACATAGATGAAACAACCGAGTCTGAACCAAAAATATAATGCACTTGGAAATGATTCTAGGTATTTTGTAATCACTGGTGGTAGAGGTAGTGGTAAATCATTTGCGATAACCACATTCTTAGCGTTTCTAACGTTTGAACAAGGACATAAGATACTATTTACTAGGTACACAATGATTAGTGCGTCAAACTCAATAATCCCTGAGTTCTTAGAGAAGCTACAACTCTATGATATTATGCACCATTTTAGAATTACTAAAGATGAAATCTTAAACATAAGTACTGGTAGTTCAATAATATTTAAAGGCATTAGAACAAGTGCTGGTAACCAAACAGCTGCACTTAAATCTATAAATGGAATTACTACTTGGGTTCTTGATGAAGCTGAGGAGATGACTAAGGAAGAGGACTTTGATAAGATAGACCAATCAGTCAGATCAAAGAATAAACCTAATAGGGTTATATTAATATTAAACCCTGCCACTAAAGAGCATTGGATATACCAACGATTCTTTGCTGGTAAAGGAGTTAACACAGGAGTTAATCTATGCGTAGACAATATTACATATATTCACACAACTTTCAAAGACAATAAGGAAAATCTTTCTGATTCATTTCTTATACAATTAGAAGATATAAGACGTAGACGACCTGATAGATACAACCATCAAATACTAGGTGGTTGGTTAGACAAAGCTGAGGGTGTTATATTTACTAATTGGAAAGTCGGTGAATTTAATGAGGAAGTAGATTATATATATGGACAAGACTTTGGCTTTAGCGTTGATCCAACTGTGCTAATAAAAGTAGGTGTAAGTAAAGCACTAAAGAAGTTATGGATTAAAACAATGTATTGTAAACCTGGTATGTCAACACAAGAGATTGGCGAAGCTAATCGTAGGTATGCAGGAGATGATCTGATTATATGTGATAGTGCAGAACCAAGACTAATCAATGAACTCAAAGAGTATTGTAATATAAAACCTACCATAAAAAGAAAGGGTTCAATACTAACGGGTATTGCACTTATACAAGACTACGATTTGATTGTAGACTCAAATAGTCTTGAGCTGATTAAGGAGTTGAACAATTATGTTTGGCACGAAAGAAACACTAAGCCAATACAAAAGTATGACCACCACATAGACTCATTACGTTATTGCACACAATACTTTTTAGCTAACGCAAACAAAGGAGTCTACGTTATTCGCTAAACTTAATTAGGTTCAATATAATTGGGTTCAATACGATAGGTTATAATACCCACAAGCATAAAGCATACACCCATATTATCACGAGTGATGTCCACACTAACGCAAGTATTATTATTTTTTTATATTTCATTGATCTGACAAATATATATTTTTATTGTACATAAGTTGTATATAACTCTATTTTTTTTTATCTTAGTAGTCTAATTTAAAACTATTATTATGAGAATTTATATATTACATACTACAAGTAATCTACAAGATTACAACGACCACCAAGTATTTACATCTTGGAAAGAAGTCGTAACTAAATTTCAAGAACTAGTTAAAAATGCTAGAGCTGAAGCTAATGAAATCTATACTGATGAGTATACTGAGTTCTATTTTGATGGATCTGAGGGTAGCGAAAAGATTTATATTACTGAACACAATGTATATGATAACGAAAGATATGCTAGACAATGTAGCATTACTGATGAGGGAATGAATCAAGGTTGGATAGATGAAGATACAGGAGTATATTTCAAGTATAAAAAAGACGCTGTGCAATATGTAAAAAACTTAATGATGAATACATATGAATCAGAGGGCGATAGTGCATTTGATATTGATAAATATAAAAAAGATGATGACATCATAGATGTTGGATTTAACCATTACAACTTTTATTGGACATCTTGGGAAGATGAAGCTGACCTACAATATAAATTAGTTGATGGAGAACTAATAGAAGATGAGGAATATATGGAAGACCAACAAGCAAAGTTTGAATACAATTTAGAACAAGCAA